TTCATCTTCAGGTAATTTCAAAGTACTCTCAAACCATTCACTAATTCTTGTAAGAGCATATCTTTCATCTCGTATATGACCATTTCTTAATTCTCCAAGCAGTTGGAAATAAGTTGTTTGTGTATTTGGGTTATATGTATCTCTGTTATTTTTTAACCATGTCATAGCTGTTGTACTCTTAGAAGCTAATTCTTTTATTCTTAATCTTTCTTCGTCTGACATGGTTTTACCTTTCTTCAATAAGTCTTTCATTTCATTAATATCTTTTTGTTTGTCTTTTTCTTTTCCTGTTTTTTGATATTGAACCTCTAAAGCATTAATTGCTTTTATTGCAGTATTTAATTTCTTTTCATAGTTTTTCTTTGTTTGCAAAACATTCTGGTCAAAATATTCAGGCACAAATACAGCTTTACCTTTTTCATCAATAACAGGAGTTTTACCATCTTCTTCAAACAGTTGCTTCATTACTGGTTTTATTTCCATTTGTCCTTTCTTATTTATTACTGTTCTGGTTTTTGCTTTTCTAGGAAATAAATTTGCAAAATTTCTTATAAAATTTTTAGCTAGATCAAATCTTTCTTCTCCCATAGTTTCATTAGAAGCCATTAACAAACCTCTTTCCATGATCCAAGGTATAACTACTTCGTCATATATTTTTGCTTGATCTTCAGCTTGATATAACTTTGATATGTTTTGTACTATATCTAAAATATCTTTTGCTTCTTCATCAAAATTAGCATCATCTCCAAATTTTGCTGTTTTAAATTGGATAGCAGTCCAAGTTAATCCTAAGTTCTCTTTTAATTGCTTACTGTATTCTTCTAATTTGTAATATGAATGATCGGTACTATGTTCTTTAGCAAAATCTTTTACTCCTTTTTCTATTTGTGGTAAGAATGATCTATTGAAATAAAACTCATCTATATTAGCTGCTTCGACATTTTTATTTCTAAATGAACTTATATAATTTTGAACTTCTGGACTTTGATAAGGATAAGCAGAAAGAGGTTTTAATTCGCCTGTAACACTATCTGGAACTCTATATGTCTCATAATTTGTTTTTAGTTCTACTGCAAAATTCTTACCTAAAGTTATAGCTTTAGCTTCTTGATATGCGTTTTTATACCATAAACTTTTACCTCTAAGAATCTCAGTATCAATTCCTGTTTGATTTTTTCTTAGTGCAACTAAAGAATTTGCGTATTCTTCTGAAGTTTCATCTATTTCTACATTTTGCGGAAATAATAGTTTTTCTGTTTTTGTATATGTACGACCTGCTTCCTGACCTTTTGCCTGTCCTGCTGCTACTTCTTCGTCTTTTTTCTCATCAATTTTTTTTACTATAAATTTTTGTAAAGTAGGCTCTATAGTCGCTAACGCTGTAGCAACTTGACTTAAAGGATCAGTTACATTAATAGCAGCTTGCGTACTTTGAGTAACAAACGTATCTCTTAATCGTGTTGCTGATTCAAACCCTTCTGGTACTGCCATTATGATCCTTTAGTGAAAGTTTTTTGCATGGGGTTTATATCTAAATAAGTTGATAAACCTGAAGATGCAACATTAGCTATTGTAGGTAATAAACCTTGATAATTTTTCTGTGCTTCCATATATCCTCGATTAGCTGTATCCGTAGCTTGATTTCTTCTGCTGTCTCGTTGTGCAACAATTCCTGCAACATCTCTACCATATTGGACTTCTGCTGATTCTAAAGATTGACTAAGACTTTCTCTCATTCCTGCAACCTGCCTGTCCACATCCATTTGTATTAGTGATATCAAACGACCTGACCTGCCTTCTGTTGCTGCTACTTTACCTCTAGCTCTTAACCCTTCAACAGTCTTTGCTAATTTTTTTTGTGCAGCATCAGCCCTTCTTTCTTGTAACTGTGCATTTAAAGCTTCTTGTTGTGCAGTCATAGCAGCATCAGCAGATAAAGCAGTTCGTTCTGCTGCTTGATAAGCGTATGACGCTTGTTGTCTAGCCACTCTGTTTTTTGCAGCAGCACCTAAGATTTGAGTACCTGCACTAAGAGCTAAAGACATACCAAACAGTCCTGCTCCTGAACCTGCTGCTAAAGCTCCTCCACTAGCTAATGCTCCTAATGCTACAAAACACATCAGACTGTCCTCATAAACTGAACAAATGGTTTTTTATGTATGCCATATTCTTTATGATACTTTATAAACTTAAAGCCTAAAGTATTCAACCATTTCATAGCTGCTGTATTCTCCGCATATACTACATTGTATAGAATTTTATATGATTTCAACACTTCATCAACCCATTTTCTACCTTCTCTTATTAATTGTATTTTATATTTTTTCTTAGAAAACAACTCATCTGTAGCACACATATAAATACAACCACCATGAGTAACACCACAGATACCTATAGGGTTGTCTTCATCTCCACAGATAGCCATAACTGTTTTACTAGATAAATAAGATATTTTTAAAGCTTCATCAGGAGTTTGATTTGTTTGATAGACAGCTTCTATTCTGTCAATTTTTCTCATGTTATCACTTACATGACAAACATCTTTTAAAGTGCATTTTCTTAAATGACCCATATTATGTTCGCCTACTTCTCATGTTGAACATGGCTTCAAATTCAGCACTAGCTAATAAAGTAGGTAAGAAGGTTATGTTTTTAACATCTATATCAACTCTGTCTGCTCTACTCATTATTGGTACTCTAAAAGTACCTGTAGCTAAATTTATTTCTCCAATAGCAGAACTAGCAGCACCCAATAAACGACCACTAAATTTATGGGTGCTAGTGTCTCTATGTTCAGGTGTTACTTCAACCTTAAAAAATCCTGTCTCTTCAAACTTAATGTAGAAATGATGTAGCTGTAATCTTGCACTAACAATTTCAGCACTACTTTGCTGTGGAGATTCAGTAATTCTTTGTTTACTAAATCTATAGTGCATTTCAAATGGTTCTCCTATTATTACTTTTGCGTTTGTATAGTCTCCATTTGCTTCTATTGTGCTAGTTGTGCCATCTGTTTGATTCGTTGTTTTAACAATAGTTCCTGCTTTAAGTGTTTGAGTCGTACCATTAAGATCAATAAATGTACTGGTTTGATTTGGTGCTGTATATCTTCCAACAACATTCATATTGGCTCGTAATCTATATGGCAAAGTAAATGTAGTTTTTTTAGTCGTTGTGTTATATGTGACTGTTACTCCTGACTCAGTTACTTTATGATCTAAGTGATATTCAAAAGAAGCATATTCTTCTTTGTAGTCTGACTCAAAAGGTAGTTTTTCTAAAGTAACAACATTATCTTCTTCTATAACCATAAACAAATCAGTACCTATAAAGTCAACATTTTTAATTCTTCTATTTGGATTAATAGTAAAAGTAAACCAACTATTCAAAACTTTTTGACCTTGCGTACCAAACAGCCATCTATTGATAAATAATTTATTTGGATTATCAGTTCCTAAACAAACTAAAATATCTTGGTTGTTGGATACAGCAAGTTTAAATATTCCACTTGGTATCAGTCTTGGTACATGAATAGTAATGTTACTAGCATCTTTTAAAGTTACATCTGTTTGAGTTATATATTCTCTGATACCTGCAAAGTCTCCTTTTTTTGTAAGAAAATAAATTGACGAACCAGAACCTACAGGTGGTGCATCATCTGAAGACTCAAACTCAGTTGCAACCAATACGTTAGCTGTTAATGGTGTCAGGTTATCTGCTGAACTAGATAGTATAAACTGCGTTTGTTCTGAGAATAGAATTAACTGCTCTCCCATAGTTACAGCGTGTTTTAAGATAGCAACTTTTGTATGTGAAGCAGCTACATCTATAGGATGCGAGTCAACAATAGTTAAAACAGTATCAGGAAAGAAATTAAAAAAGTCTGACACGTTAGACAGAATTACATTGTCATCTGCAAGAAAGCCTAATCTGTTTCTAAAAAAGAATACGTTATTTATTTTACGACCTATAAAGGATGGATCAGGTGCAGACTCTACATCTCCTGTGGTACGATCAGCCCAGACAGGTAATGTGTAATCTGTACCACTTAGGTTATAGGTATCCCCATCTACTCTTGCAAACCTGAAATTACCATCAGCCTGTCTTATTAAAACGTGTGGCATGGTGGAGTAGTCAAACTTAAAAGGTATTCCTGCCTGTACTGTTTCTTCCCATTGTCCTTCTTCAAAAGTTCCACCATTGTTAGTGACAAATTTTACATAGTAATTATCAAAGTTAGTCTGGTCATCTCCTTTAACTTCAACAATATAACCATTAGGAGAAACAGTAGGTAAATCTGTAAACCTTTGAACAGAGTCTTTGACAATAGATAATTGAGTATTACCCTGAGTATCACTACCGTCTATTGTAAAATTACTACCATCTGTTTTTCTAACATAAATAACACTTCCATTTCTTGTTATATCAAATCCAGTAAGACCACTTGCTAGTCCATTAGCTAAGTCGTTAGCTACTCCTGAAGTGCTTAGAGTTGAATCATTTGTGGTGTCATCTGTAACAGTTACCCCATCTACCGTCACAGTATAAATAGTATTGTTTGAAACTTGCTCTACAAAAATAATTGCTTTTGTTCCTGTACCTCCTGACAAAGCAGAATCCATAGAAGTTGCAACACTTGTATTAACAACAAAAGTGAAGTCAGCAATAGTAACTGTTTTTATTTCTTCTCTTGGATTTGAAGTGTTTAAATAATTTGTTCCATCAGGTGTAACTACTGTTTTCTCTGTACCATTTAACTCATATACTTTTACGCTTCCATTACTAAAAATAGCTACATACTGTTCATTAACATCTCTGTTGATAGTTTGAATATGAACATTTCCTAAAGTGGTTGTACTTAAATTTGTGACATATTGGATGCCTGATCTTTTTATAAGACCAACAACAGGGTTACTATCTGCATTGTCTTGTATGTCAGCGTGATCTGCTTGCTTAGATGAGTCAGATGCTTGAGAGATCCCTCTTAATAAAGTTGGAATAGCTCTTGATACGATTCCCATAATTACCTATTAAGAACATCAGCAGGAGTAAATGTATTTATTGGATTGTTCAAATTTGGATCGCCTGATAAAACATTATGATCTGCATTATCAAAATCTGTTTCCATTAATATTGCTCTAGCTCTAGCTTCATCTTGTGCTGTATATGTTCTAAGTCCATCATCTCCAATTAATCTATCAACAAAAAGTCTTGCTGCTTTAATTGTCATGTAATATCTAGCAGGTTCAGGTAATTCAACAAAATCTCTAAAGTATGTAATGTGACAAGTTAAATCTTTATCAAATTCAAAAGTATTATTTTTTCGATCATATAATTTTAAACCTCTTTGCACAACATCAGATGTTGGATGGTCATATACATTAGTATCTATTTTTAAAATATCATTTGAAATAGTAATTTTTTTATTGCTATCTCTTGTAAGTACAACATTAAATTCTTGATTGAATGACCAACCTTCAGATTGAACTGATTTGTTTACTTCAAGTAAAGTTGATTGTGCAGTTCTAGCATCAACAGGAAGTAAGCCTGTAAGTTTATTTATTGGTGCTTCGCCTATAGCAGCGAGCATAATGTTAACGCACTCAAGTTCGGTGCTTGCAGCTACAGCCATTTTTTAATACTTTTTTTTTGACATTTTCAAAGAGTCTAATTTACTTTTTTTAGTAGATTTTTTCTTTGATTTCGATTTAGTCTTTGAACTATATCCAACACCTTTAGGCATAAAAAAAAAGGGTATCTAATAATAGAATACCCCATTTTAATCATTTAGGTAGATTATGTAGTGGACAATTTAATTGTTGCTGCACACTCTGGTCTAAGGATTCCATGCCCAAGAGCGTACTTCGCTAATAGTAGCGTTGATTGATACATAATTCCGTAGTCTGCACCTGAGATCTCAGTTGTCATGTCTTGCAACTTGACTGTGCCGACTGCTGATTTATGAAATACCAAACCTAGTGTCTTACTATCATCTCCTGAATAAGTGTTATTAGCACCTGAAGGATTAGAAGCCACATTAGATTGTGGTACGTTATTGGACATCATTACAGGCATACCTGCAACCATGTTTACACGACCAGATGCTACTGAACCGTTACCTTGTGGGTTAAAGTCAGTATCAATAATTCTAGTCGCTGACTCAGGAATTTTATAGTATTCCTCTGGTGGCAATACTACAAATCTATCTGTTTGTGGAATGTCTCGAGAATCAAATTCTTGAGCTATATCGTAGATAGCTGCAACAAGCTCATCTCCTGTGACAGCAGCAGAGTTTGTATTACCTGTAGGTAGTGTTAGAACAAGTCCACCATTACCACCAGAAAGAGTAGTAGATGCACGACTCGCATTAGCGATTGTTTTCGCTACGTTCTGGTCATAAGCTTTTGCTAAAGCCTTTCCAAGCTCAGCAGAATAAATCGACCTCACATCATAGTGATTCTTAAGCTCGTCAAGCCTAGCGACTACTGCTTGAGAAATTAACATATCATCTATGTTAATAATCTTCTCATTTGCCTTAATCTGGTTTGCTCCTACGAGAGGTGTGCCTATTACATGATAAGCAGCAGTAGCAGTTCCTAAAACTGGGAAGCTTGCTGATTTGCCTGAAGCTATTGTACGGACTGAATGTAAACGCTCATTAAAAATATTGTTTTGACCAAATGCTGTTAGCACCTCGCCAGAAAATACCTTGAGAAATAATGCGTCAAAGTTTGTACCAGTTGCGTTAACAAGCCCCAGACGAGATACAGTTGCGTTAGCCATCTGTTTGTCTGTTGGTGTTAATAAATTTGTACTTACTCTGTCCTACGTTACCCTTTCCCAAAGCGTTATCTGGAATATGATTCTCAGGCACTTTGTTATTCAGATTTGTATTATGAGAGTCCTAGCAATTCCACTTGCGTAGTGCAAGAGCCTTCCTAGTTGGCTTACCATTTGGTTTTTTCATAGCTCCTTTGACACCTTTCATTCTTGCACAAAAAGATTTTTTTCTACCTTTTTCACGTTTTGAAAGTCCACTTGTTTTAGTGACAGGTCGTTGCAACTTTGAACCTGTAGCAGCATTTATTCTTCTTCTCCCACTTTCAGACAATCCTCCTGTTGGATTCTTGTCAGATTTTCTAAGAGATAAAGTTTTTCTGCGTGAAGGCATGAACTACGAAATAGTAGCTTAAATAAAATATATCATTTACTTAAGCTATTTGCTCATTTTTAACTTATCTGTTTTCTTTTTACTTTTTGGAAATCCTGCT